TGATATGGGTCAAAGTCTCTACTATTAAGTGCTTGATGAAGATACCTATATGCAGTGCTCTGCACTGAATGCTGTTGAGAATTAATGCACATCAAAAGAGCACCAAGAGCCATCTCTTTTTCACCTAGGAATGGGTCAGGGCCAGTTGTGGATGAGTCATTATACAATTTGTTACGCATCTCACACAGGGAATGTGACCTCAAGAGGACTTTGGGCATTAATTCGAGCTCCCATTCAAGATTGTTCTTATCAATGGATTTGAAACTTGAAGAAGTGAAATTAAGATTCCAATTTGTTGAGTCAGAGTCTTTAATAAATTTATCAATTCCATGATTTGTCCTATTCAAAGGATCTCTTAAAGATTTGTAAATTTCTTTTGGTATCCTTCTAATGATCTCATGCTTGTCTTTGACTCCTCCTAAACCTTTAAGTTTGCAAGGTTCAAATAATTCTGATTCCCCAACTTCTGAAATACTATATAATTTCCTCCAAGTTGAATTAAAATGTGGATAGGTACCTGGCAAATACCATAAAGACCATGAGCTAAAGCTGCCTGTATTAAGAAACACTACAGAATTTGCTGGGTGCTTTATTCCAACATGGGCCGTGAAAGCTTTGGCATGAACACTTAAGGCATCTATATAGTCATAAATCCCATTTCTAAGTTTGGTGGAATCAAACTCAATGCTAGAAAGCATATTTGGGCTCACTTTATATTTAGCCATTTTTAACATTTTGTTTATGGTTGAATTACTATTAAGTTTCTGTGTGGCAACATTATGTAAGGAATACAGCGTCTGTTCGACGAAATTAGTCACTATTTTAATGGAATCATTCATCTTGACAGACATTGGTTCAAATTTCTTGAATGCTGACTCACCTGGGATCTTGTTATGTCTAGAAAGAAATTTAATGAAGTTGTCATCTTCAGAATATTTGGGATTGAACAATAATTGAAAATGCTTTGCCACTCTAGTCTCAATATGAACAGTCCACTTTGATTTTTCAATATCCATGTCTTCATTCTCAGTAAAGTTGGTGAGATATGCAAGAAAGTTCTTTTCTGATAATTCCATGTCACCATTTGGTCCACTCTTTCGAAACAAGGTGACATCATAGATCACTGGTTTGACATAAGCTACAACATCTATAGGGAATCTAGTCCTCTGAGTTTGAGGGTAGTTCCAAGGGATCTTGTAATCGCTAAGTCCTTGTATCACATTAATGGACCCATCTTTTGAGAAAACGAGAGCTTCTCTCATTGGTGCCTCCTCATTTGAATACAATTCATTGGCAGTTTTACAAACCCAGAACATGTAATCAACTTGATGATCAATAAATTTCACATCTTGACTAAGAGAACCAAGACTGACAGGTGGCTTCATTTGTATGCCCCTCAACTTTGTAAGACAAAGTAATCTATCTATATCACCATATATGAATTTCTTTGCGTCAGGTGCCAAATTGTCAACCTTCCTCATCTTCTCCATGAATCTTGTGTAGCCAAGAACCAAGTCCTCACCTTTACCACATATGATATCCCTTAATTTATCCTTTTTGTCTTTTTCATCAATTTT